ATGTTCGAAAGAAAAATCATGATTACATTCCCCATCGCACGCAGTCACGGCAAAGAACTTTATATACAGGGAAAAATGGCCAACCGACACGGATTGATTGCCGGCGCCACCGGCACAGGTAAAACCGTTACCCTGAGACGCATGGCCGAAGCATTCAGTAACGAAGGCATTCCGGTATTTCTCGCCGATGTCAAAGGCGACTTATCCGGCATTGCACTTGCCGGCAACAACAGCGGAAAAATCGGCGAACGTATTCAAGAATTCCAATTGGGCGATACATGGCTGCAAAGCTTTCCCGTACGCTTTTGGGATGTATTCGGCGAAACCGGCATTCCCGTACGCGTTACCATTTCGGAAATGGGTCCCATGCTGCTTGCCCGCCTGATGAATCTGAACAACACACAAGAAGGATTACTCAATCTGGTTTTCCGTGTTGCAGACGACAAAGGATGGCATCTGATTGATTTAAAAGACCTCAGAGGCATTTTGAAACATGTTTCTGAAAACGCAGCCGAATACAGAAACCAATACGGCAACGTGTCCGCAGCCAGCGTCGGCGCCATCCAACGCCAACTGCTGACGCTTGAAAACGAAGGCGCAGGCGAATTGTTCGGAGAACCCGCTCTCAATCTGGAAGATTGGCTGCAAACAGAAGGAAAACAAGGCGTAATCAACATTCTCAACTCCGAAAAACTGATGCGTTCCCCCAGAATGTATAGCGCATTCCTACTTTGGATGTTGGCCGAACTGTTTGAAACCCTACCCGAAGTCGGCGATCTCGAAAAACCCAAATTCATCATGTTTTTTGATGAAGCCCACCTACTATTCGACAATGCCCCAACCGCTCTATTGGAACAAATCGAACAAGTGGTCCGCCTGATCCGCTCAAAAGGCGTCGGCGTATACTTCGTTACCCAAAACCCCTTGGATTTACCCGACAGCATTCTCGGACAACTAGGCAACCGCGTACAGCACGCCCTCCGCGCCTTTACCCCGCGCGACCAAAAAGCCGTTAAATCCGCAGCAGAAACATTCCGCAGCAATCCGAATATCAATGTCGTAGAAGCCATCGCAGAATTAGGCGTCGGCGAAGCATTGGTTTCTTTCCTCGATGAAAAAGGCATGCCCACACCGGTAGAACGCTCATTCATTCTTCCGCCCCAATCCAACTTAACACCCTTATCCGCAGAAGAACGTAACAGCCGATACCAAAGCGATTTACTCTACCGCCACTATAAAGACATGGTAGACAACTATTCCGCCTATGAAGCCTTAATGGAACTCGAAGCCCAACAAACCGAACAGAAACTTGCAGAGCAAGCAGCCAAAGAACAAGCCAAAACCACAGCAAACACCGCCCAATCAGATAAAGACGGCGTTGTCGGCGGCTTCTTAGGCGGCCTGTTCGGCGGACGCAAAAAAGCCAATCAAGGCATCGCCTACGATCTTGCAGATTCAGTCGGAAACCAAATCAATAAACAAGTTACACGCGCTATTTCACGAAGCGTAATGGGCGTAATTAAAAATCTAATGAAATAAATTATCTTCCTGTAACAGAGGCCGTCTGAAAATTTCAGACGGCCTTAAAAATACGCTTTATCACTGAATGTCTTATCCAACGTTTTTAAGCCGCAGACACTTTGAAAAGTAATCTATTCCAACAAAAGCCTGTCCATATCAAGCCGCACCCACATCACTGTCTCCTTACCCGCTTGTTGTCATCCGCTTGACCCTCATATCCCGTTACATCATTTGAGCATTCTATCTCGCCAACCATATAAACCAATTTGAGCAGATATACCTAAATATAACAATAACCTACTCTATAAATTCAGGTATTTTAAAACCTTGTTTAACCTTAGTGTTAAAACTTTTATCATCTCGCTTGTAGCCATCTGCTGAATTTCAACACACAGCAGCCTGAAGGTGCTGTCGGATGATAGTTTGGTTAAGCAGTTTGATAGCCGTCGAGGCGAAGATTTCGGTGCGGATAAATATGAGTACCTGCCGGATATCATATACGAGCCGACCCGCATTTATAGAGATGACAAAAAACGGAAAATCTATCTGACGAAACAGATAAAAGAATCTTGGTATTTTACCGTAATCAAATACTTGGAGAAAAACAACGAACTTTATTTGGAATCTTACAGAAGAACTGATGAGAAAAAAATGAATAGCACTTTGAAAAAATACATTAGATTGAAATAAGTGTCGGGCAAGGCTCGAAATCACTTGCACACGGTCAGAAGCCTAAGCTCGCCTGCGGTATCGAGATTCACCGCTTTTCCGACACTTGAAAACCATCATACCATGATTGAAATCAAAATAGACAATATTTTCGTGGTGCAAAACCAAATCGAGCGGCTGCAAGACGGTGTGGAAAACCGTTACAGGCTGATGGAGCGGTTGGCGGGCACCATGCACTACGCCGTGCATATGAATTTCCGCGCCGGCGGCCGCCCGAAGTGGCTGGGGCTGAAATACCGCAACGGTAAACCGCTGGTGGATAGCGGGCGGTTGCGTGACAGCGTTGTTGCCTATTCAGACAACGATACCGCCCTTGTCGGCACCAATATGGTGTATGCCGCCATCCACAACTTCGGCGGCATGGCCGGACGCGGCCGCAAAGTGAACATACCGCAGCGGGAATTTTTAACGCTGACCGACCAAGACAAACAAGACTTGATGGACGATGTACAGGATTATTTTGCCAACCTGATTAAATGATTTTTCAGACCGCCTTTAAAACGCGCTTTTTAGCGCGTTTTTGTTTTGGGTAATAGGTTGGCATAGGCCGATAGGCTAAAACCAATCTGACGCGATTTTAAAAGGGGTTTAAACGGGGTTTGAAATGCGGTGCGGGGTTTGAAACGCGTCCACTCTTTTCGGCGCGGTTGTTGCGGCGAAAATGACAGCATCGCAAAAAGGATGTGCAACATGCCCCAAAACAGATTAACGCTTGCCGCATGCAGTTTCGAGGTGCAGCCGCGCGACGGCCGCATCCAGTTGCTGCCTTACGGCGAGTTTAGAGCGATTGACGGCCGCCCCCACGATGTGCCCGCTTGGTATCTAACGGAGGAAAACGGCCGCGACGTGGTGGAGCTGGCCAATGCCTCGCGCAATCAACTGGTGGTCGATTACGAGCACCAAACCCTGCACAAAGAAAAAAACGGCCAGCCCGCACCCGCCGCCGGCTGGATGCGCTGGCTGGAGTTTACCCCCAAAGGCTTGTTTGCCGATGTGGAGTGGACGGACAAGGCCGCGGCGGCCATTGCCGCCAAAGAATACCGTTATATCTCGGCGGTGTTCAGCTATGACACCAAGGGCTATGTGCGCAAGATTTACCATGCCGCGCTGACCAATTACCCCGCGTTGGACGGCATGGATGAAGTGTTGGCGGCAGCGTCGGCACAGTTTTTTAACCCCGAAACGGAGAAAACCCCGATGAAAGAGTTGTTGCAACAACTGCTCGGCCTGCCGCAGGCAAGCGACGAGCAGATTACAGCGGCGTTAACCGCAATCTTGGCGGCCAAACCGCAAAACGTTGCCTTATCTGCCGACCTGTTTAAGGAGCTGGCCGACAAAGACAGCAAAATCGCCGCCTTGTCCGCCCAGCCGGCAGGCCAACCCGACTTGACCCGATACGCGCCGGTGTCGGTGGTGCAGGATTTGCAAAGCCAAATCGCCGCACTGACCGCCGAACGCAACGCCGATAAAGGCAACGAGCTGATTACTGCCGCATTGGCAGCAGGCAAGCTGTTGCCCGCGCAAAAGGCATGGGCCGAAAGCGTGCTGAAACAAGAAGGCGGCTTGGCCTTTTTAACCGGATTTATCGAAAACGCGCAGCCGGTAGCGGCTTTGGCCGGCACGCAAACCGCAGGCAAAGAGCCGGGCGAGAATGTGGTGGCATTGACTGCAGAAGAGCAGGCAGCCGCCAAGATGCTCGGTATGAGCCATGCCGAGTATGCCGAACAAGTTAAACAACAGGAAGGCTAAAAATGAATAAAACCGCAGTATTAACGGCGCTCACCGCCGCATTCCGCAAGGAATTTCAAAATGGCTTGGAATCGGTTAAGCCGTCTTATACAGCCATTGCCATGACGGTGCCGTCGAATACGGCCACCAATACTTATGCGTGGCTGGGCAAGTTCCCGCAAATGCGCGAATGGGTAGGCCAGCGCCAAATCCAAAAAATGAGCAAAGAGGCCATGAGCCTGACCAACAAAAAGTTTGAAGCGACGGTTGCTGTGGAGCGCACTGACATTGAGGACGATCAGGTGGGTATGTACCGCCCGATGATGGCCGCAATGGGCGAATCTGCCGCGGCCTTGCCCGACACTTTGGTATGGGGTTTGCTCAAAAAAGGCAAAACCACCGAATGTTATGACGGCCAATACTTTTTTGATACGGATCACCCGGTATTTGAAAAAGCCGACGGCACCGGTCAAAACACGGCCACTAAAAACATCACTACCGGCACCGACAATGATGTGCCGACATGGTATGTGATTGACGACACCAAAACGCTCAAGCCGTTGGTATTCCAAAGCCGCACCGAGCCGGAGTTTGAAAACAAGTTTGACCCCGCCAAGTCGGACAAGGTGTTTATGGAGGATCAATACCTCTACGGCTCCCGCCGCCGCTGTGTGGCCGGTTTCGGCTTGTGGCAGTTGGCACACATGGCCGAAAAACTGACTTTAAACAAGGCCAATTTGCAAAAAATCATTGTAGCCATGCGCAAAGTCAAGGCCAACGGCGGTTATAACCTCAACATTACACCGAGCCTGCTGGTGGTGCCGCCCGAGCTGGAAGAGACCGCCCGCGAGCTGTTGGAAGCCGAAAAAATCAACGGTACGACCAACACCTTTAAAGGCCGTCTGAAACTGCACGTATCGGTGCACCTGTAAACCAACCTTGATTTTCAGACGGCATTTAAACCTATTTTAAAGGCCGTCTGAACGGAGACCTGATTATGGCAAATCCAAAAAAAGACACTCCCGTCGAATCTGTAACCCAATCCGACCCGCAAGACTTGACCGTCGAGGCGGCACTCAAGCAAGAGCTGGATAAGGCGCAGGCCGAACTATCCGCTTTAAAAGAGCAATTGGCCGCCGAATCCGCAAAAGCTAAAGCCGCTGAACGTGAATTGGACGCATTGCGCAAGCAGGTCGATAAGCCTGCTAAGTCGGGCAATCCAAATAAGATACTGGTGCGCACGGCATCGGGTCGCGAGTTTTGGCGCGCCGGCGAGAAATTTGACGGCGAGTGGCGCGAAATCGACCGCACCGTGATTGGCGATGAGGCGTGGCAGCGCATTATCGACGAGCCGGCCCTGCAAACCAAAGAGGCATAAATCATGGCTTATGCGGTGACGGCGGATATGGTGGCGCGTTTCGGCGAGCTGGAGGTTATCCAGCTGACCGACCGCAACCAAGACGGCTTGATTGACGAGGACGTGGCGGCAGTGGCACTAGCCGATGCCACCGCAGAAATAGACGCTTATCTGGGTCGGTTTCAACGTCCGTTTACCGATGTGCCGCCCATCCTCAAGCGCTTGTGTTGCGATATCGCCCGCTACCGCCTCACCGCCGCCAACGGTGTGCTGATAACGGAAGAAATCCGCAACCGCTACAAAATCGACGTGCTCGACCTGCTGCGTGCTATGGCCAAAGGTGAAGTGCAGCTGGGCGTGGACGAAAGCGGCGAAGAAGTGGCTGCGGGCGAAGACGGTATTGTGTTTGTGAACGGTAAAAATAAGGTGTTCGGGCGTGATAACCGAAATTGAGCAAGCGATAACAGACCGTCTGAAACGGGGCTTGGGTCGCATGGTGCGCACGGTTAAAAGCTACAACGGCGAGGCCGAGGACTTGGCCGGGCAAATCCATACGCTGCCCGCGGTATGGGTAACGTATGGCGGCAGCAAGGTTGAGCCTGCCGGCACCGGCGGCGTATGCGGACGCTATCAGGATACCGCCGAATTTGTGGTGATGGTAGCGGCCCGCAATCTGCGCAACGAGCAGGCGCAGCGGCAAGGCGGCATCGACAGCCGCGAAATCGGCAGCAACGATTTAATCCGCGCCGTGCGCCGCCTGCTTGACGGCCAGCGGCTCGGTTTTGCCGATAGCCGCGGCTTGGTGCCCAAAGCGGTGCGCGCCATTGCCAATCATGTGCTGGTGCAAAACGCCGCAGTAAGCATATATGCGGTCGAATATGCCATCCGCTTTAACAGCTGCGGGCTGGAAAACGACCGCTACCCAGAACGCACCGACAATCCCGACCACCCCGACCATATCTTTACCAAGTATCAGGGTACATTGAGCGAGCCGTGGCCTGATTTCGAGGGGTTGGACGGCAAGATTTACGACCCGCAATCCGCCGGTGAAATCCCTGTAAACCTAACCCTTAAGGATAAGCAATGAGCAAAATCAAAGTAGCGGCAGCAGACGGTTTGCGTGTGCCGACCGAACACAACCCGCACGAATATATCGGCCAAGAGCCGGTGGAAGTGGACGGCAACAGCCTGTATTGCCGCCGCATGATTGATGACGGCGATTTGGTGATGGTTGAGGATGCCGCCCCAAATACCAAAACCCGCAATACTAAGGGAGAGTAATGATGCCCCATATTGATTTTGACACGATTCCGGGCAGCATCCGCGTGCCCGGGCAGTATATTGAATTTAACACCCGCAATGCCGTGCAAGGTTTGCCGCAAAATCCGCAAAAGGTATTGATGGTTGCACCCATGCTGACCGCGGGCATACAGCCCGCCTTAGAGCCGGTGCAACTGTTTAGCGATGCCGAGGCGGCCGATTTGTTCGGGCAAGGCTCGCTCGCGCATTTGATGGTGCGCCAAGCGTTTGCCAACAACCCTTATTTGGATTTGACCGTTATCGGCATTGCCGACCACAGCGCAGGCGTGCAGGCAACCGCAACCGTTACCCTTTCCGGCGCGGCCACCGCGCCGGGCGTGGTGGAAATCACGATTGGCGGCAAGCAGGTAAGCACGGCTGTGAACACCGGCGAGACCGCCGCCACAGTGGCAGGCCGTCTGAAAACCGCCATCACCGCCGCCGATGTAACCGTTACCGCATCCGGCAGCGGCGCAGCCGTTACGTTGACGGCCAAACACAAAGGCGAAATCGGCAACGAGAGCGGCTTAACCGTGAGCACCGGCAATACCGGCCTAACTTACCAAGCAAACGCCTTTAGCGGCGGTGCCAAAAACCCCGACATTGCCACGGCCTTGGCCAAAGTGGCGGGCAAGCATTATCACATTATTTGCAGCCCGTTTAGTGATGACGGCAACGCCAAAGCCTTGAGCAATCATATTACCAACGTATCCAACGCCATCGAGCAGCGCGGCTGTATCGGCGTGTTGGGTATGAGTGCGACCTTGAGCACGGCCACCACAGCCACCGGCAAAATCAACGACGGCCGCATTACCTGCGCTTGGTACAAAGGCGCGGTAGAGCCAAACGGCATCATTGCCGCAGGTTATGCGGCGGTGTTGGCCTTTGAAGAAGACCCTGCCAAGCCGCTGAACACGCTGGAAATCAAAGGGCTGGCCGTTACACCTGATGCGCAATGGCCGCTGTTTGCAGAGTGCAACAATGCCCTGTACAACGGCTTGACGCCTTTAACCGTGGTCAACAACCGCGTACAGATTATGCGTGCGGTATCCACCTACACCAAGTCGGCCAACAACACCGACGACCCGGCGCTGCTCGACATTACCACCATCCGCACGCTGGATTATGTGCGCCGCAGCGTTAAAGAGCGCATTGCCCTGCGTTTCCCGCGCGACAAATTGAGCGACCGCCTGCTGCCCAAGGTTAAGAGCGAGATTTTGGACGTATTGATCAAGCTCGACCAAGCCGAAATCATCGAAAACGCCGAAGCCAATAAAGGCAAGCTGGTGGTGGCGCGTGCGCAAAACGACCCCAACCGCGTGAATGCCATCATCCCCGCCGACGTGGTCAACGGCCTGCATGTGTTTGCCGGGCGCATTGATTTGATTTTGTAACCCTTTTCAGACGGCGTTTAAACCTGTTTTAAAGGCCGTCTGAAACCTTAAAAAAGGATAAAACATGAGCGATGCAACTTATGCCGGCGCGGTGATCATGGAGGTTAACGGCCGCGATATCGAGATTGTGAGCATCAAGCCGCAAACCACCACCGGCCGCAAGTCGGTCAAAACCATGAACCGCAACGGCCGTGTAAACGGTTATTGCGACGGCGTAACCGAACACAAATTAAGCGTGACTGCCGCCATTCCGCTCGACGGACGCGCCGTGGATTGGGACAACATTACCAAAGCCAAAATTACCATCTACCCCATCAATCAAGACGATAAGCGCACATCCTATCTCGACTGCTTTACGGTTGAGACCAGCGAGCAATACGAGGCCGATAACGAGGCGCGTATCGATATCGAGATGGTGGCACTGCACAAAATCACGGAGTAACGCCGCATGAAACACGAGTTTGATTTGGTGTGGGGCCTGCCCTTGCCGGGCGGCGGGGTGGCCAAACGTGCCGCGCTGCGGCCATTAACCATCGGCGGCGAACTGCGCGCGCAGGCTGCGTTGGAAGATATGGATTGGGGCGAGGCACAAAGCGAAAGCGGCAAAGCCCGCGCCCTGATGACTGAAACCTTGGCTTATTGGGCGCAGCAGCTTACCGTTGAAGGCATCGCCCCCGAGCAGCTAACCGCCGAATACCTAGCGGAAAACCTGACCGGCGAAGACTACGGCATCATCTTGGCCGCACAGGACGACCTGCGGGCAAAATACACCGCCGCTGGGGCAAACCCCGGGAACACCACGGCGGCCGCCGAAAAACCGAATCCCGAAACTACCGCAACTGCCACCGCAATTACCGCCAATCCGTCATCTTGATGGCCAAAGCGGGTATATCCGCCGATGCCGTGGCCGCCATGTGCCACGCCGAGCTGCTGGCTTGGTTTGGAGACATCTTGGACAGCTTGGGCGTTAAAAAGCCTACGGATGACGGAGTGATTATCTCGAGGCGGTTGCCTAAGCCGAAAGTATAAAAAATGGAAATTAAAAGACAAATCGAAGAATTATCACCAAACAACAAAATCATTTTGCGTGAAATTGTGTTGGAAAACGCCCGAAACGGAAGGGTTTTCGGGCATTTGGAATTGGAGTTGCTGATTATTTGTCTGCTGGAGACTGAAGACGGACAAAAAGGCGGGGATCAAACTCGCCGCTATATCCATGCAAGAGTGATTCCCAACGGGCTTGAAGCTCCTTAAATCCCGATTCAAACAGCCTTTAAACCATAATTAACCGTGAGTTAATGTGAGTTTAAAGGCTGTTTTTTTATGGCAAACGGATTAATGAAATTGGTGTTGTCGCTGACCGGGCGGGATGACGGCGCAAAGCGGCTTTTGGCCGAAACCGAGCGGCAGTTGCAGCGCACGGCCACATCTCGTATGCAGATGGCCCGAGCGCATAAACCTTATGAAATAACAGGCATCCGCTCTGAAAAGGCGATACAGCGCGAAATCAAACTTACCGAGGCGGCATACAACCGCCTCAAGCGCAGCGGCACGGCTACACAAAACGATTTGGCGCGTGCGACGAAAGCACATAAACAACGTATTGCCGAATTAAATGCAGAGTTGGGTAAAAGCTCGAAACTGCAAAAAGGTATGGCTATCGGCGGGGCTGCACTTGCTGCGGGCACGGCGGCCTATGCCGTGCTTAAGCCTGCGATGGACGACAAAATGCAGCTTAATGCCAACATCAATCAAGTGGCCCGCCAAGCATTTATCGAAGACGAGAGCAAGTCGGCTCAATGGATTGCCACAAAAGGCGCGGAGGAAGTGAAAAAGTTGGCTTTGGATTTAATTAAGTCCAACGGCGGCAATGCCGATGCCGCATTAGGCATGATCAGTGCCATGATGACCAACGGCATGAGCTTTTCTGAGGTAAAAAAAGATGCCCGGACATCTTACGCTGCGATGATGGCTGCCAGCGAAAACGGCCAATACAACCCGGATGATACGGCAAAACTGATGAAAGTGCTGAAAGATGCCGGCTTTAACGGCAAAGACTTGGCTTTGGCGTTTGAACATGCTTTGCAATCGGGCTTGGACGGTAATTTTGAAATTACCGATATGGTACGCGAATTGCCCGCCCTGTTGCCGCAAGCGCAGCAGGCAGGCTTAACAGGGATGCAGGGCTTGGATTACCTGTTGTCGTTACTGCAAATCTGCGGCCAATAAATCAGGCACCACCAGTGAGGCCGCAACCAACGTAAGCAATATTTTAAATAAAACTTTGGCGGCGGATACCGTGAAACGGTTGTCTAAACTCGATAACCCGTCGACGCCGGGCAAAGGTATCGACTGGGAAGGGTCGGTTTTGCGCGGCAAAGCCAACGGCGAAAACGCGGTGCAGGTGTTGAGCCGCCTCGTTGATGCCATGCTCAAACAGGATAAAGAGTATGCCGGCTACAAGGCCAAAGCCGAAAAAGGCGACAAAACCGCTGCCGAGCAAATGAATATGATGCGGGGTTTTGTTTTATCGCAAGTAATGCCCGATTTGCAGGCAAAACAAGGTTTGCTGGCCGCTGCCGACTTGGAGCAAATCAACCAATTTATAAAAAATTTGGCAGGTATTACCCACGAAAACGGCAAAGTGGAGAAGCTCAATCAAGCGCGTATGGCAACCGATGCGGCGCAGCAGGAACGCAATAAGGCGATAGCCTTGATTGATGAGAGTATTACGCAACCCTTGATTAGTTTTCAGACAGGCTTAACCAGCTTGTCCGCAGAGTTTCCTAATACGACGCTGGCCACCAAGGCGTTGGCCGCTGCCGCCACTGCCGCCGCCGGTGCTTTGGGTTTGGTGGCTTTGGCAAACGGTAAGGGTTTGGGAGATTTTCTGCCGGGTAAAAAAGTCGGAGGTGTTACACCTAAAGGCGGTGCTGGTGGAGGATGGTTGGGCAAGATTGGCAGCAAATTGTTTAACGCCAAGACAGGTTTGGGGTTGAGCTTGCTGCTGCATTCGGATGAGCTTAACAAAGGCGAAAACGAACTGTTGGCAGCAATGCGCGAAGCCCGAGCCACAGGTAAGCCCATGTTGCCCGTGCAACCGCAGCCGCGTTTGCGTGCCGAACCCTTGCAACCATTGCGCCCGCTCGAACCCCTTAAACCCGCCGAACCGCTTGCGCCCGTTATTACCCAGCAAACCGCCGCTTATCAAGCCGCGATTACCCAGCAAACTGCTGCTTACCAAGCCGCGCTGAATGAGGATACGGCGGCGGTAACGGGCGGGCTGAATCAAATTAACAGCACACTGGCGGCGGCCAACCAAACCATCAACAACAATATGACGGTAACGCTCGACGGGCGCGTGATTGCCCACGAGGTATCGCGGTATCAAGTGGCCATGTTCGGCCGTGGAGCGGGTCAATGAGCGGATGGCATACCTTATTGCAGGACGCATCTTACAAGGGCGTCGGCTTTGATATTGAGGCGGTGGACGAGAGCAACGGCAAGGCTTTGGCCGAGCATGCGCGGCCGTTTGTGCAGGGTATCGACCTTGAGGACATGGGCACGACCGGGCGGCAGGTGCAGATTAATGCGGTGTTTTGGGGCAAGGGCTATGCAGGCCGTCTGAAAAAGCTGCTGGATGCGCTGGAGCAGCCGGGCGGCGGCGTGCTGGTGCACCCTGTTTGGGGGCGGATGCACAACATGATTGCGGCATCATGGAGCTACCGCCATGAGGCCGATTATGTGGATTATGCGGGCATCGATATTACTTTCCGCGAAGCGGCCGAAGCGCAGGAAATCTTTGTTTTTGAAAACGCCTTTTTGGTCGAGCTTGAGGCATTGATTGCCGATATCGACACCTACCGCGAGGCGGCTATCGGCTTTATTGATGCGGTGTTGGCGGTGGATGCGGGCGTATCGGCTTTATGGGGCAGCGCACTGGGCATTTGGAGTGCGGCATCGGGTACGTTTAGCGCAGTGCGCCGTTTGTTTGATTTGGACAAAATCGCCTTTCCTGATCGGGGCGGATACAGCGCAGCGGCGTTTAAAAGCGGCTCGGCCAAGTTGTTTGCCGATATGGCGGTTATGGTGGATACTGGCATGCGCCGTGAGGCGGGTTTGGCCGATGATGCTATGCACCATGCCGGCTGGTCGCCGCGGCAGCGGTTTGACGGGGCTGCGGCTGTTGCCGACCGTGCCGCCGCTTTCCCTGGTAATTTGCTTACCGGCCGTTTTTCAGACGGCCTGCAAAGCCGCTTGAACCGTTTAACCGCCAAACAAGTGCAGCCGGTGGCGCAGGCGGTGCGCCTGTTATCGACGGCATCGCTGTTGTCGGTGGCAACGGCATTAATCGAGGCGCACGGCGAAGAGATGACCGCGCCCGATTTGATTGGGGTTAACCGCGCCATGCGCCGCCGTATGCAGGCCGAGATTGCCGCCTTGCGGGCGGTGCAGACGGCTGCTGCCGAGTCGGGCACTCTGACGGCCAACGCCGTGTATACCGAGGCTTACCAAACGGCAGAATCCCTGCGCGCGGCGGCAGGCCGTCTGAATGCGTTGGTTGCGGCGGCCATCAACCAAAAGCCGCCGCTGATTGTGCGCCAAGCCCCAATCGACGGCACGATACACCAAATCGCCCATGAGTTTTACGGCGATATCGGCCGCGCAGCAGAGCTGATGCGGCTCAATCCCCATATCCACCACCCCGCGTTTATCAAGCGCGGCACTTTGGTCAACAGCTATGCAAAATAATTCATACGGTTATGCCGTGTCGGTGCGCGTGGGCGGTAAAGAGCACCGCCACTGGGAGCGCTACGACATCGACAGCGACTTTTTAATCCCCGCCGACAGCTTCGATTTTTCTATCGGCAGGTCGGGGCCGGAAGCGGCCATACCCGATTTGAGCGGCGAAACCTGCGAAGTGGTGATAGACGGCCAAACCGTGATGACGGGCATCATCGGCAGCCAGCGCCACGGCAAAAGCAAGGGCAGCCGCGAGTTGAGCTTGAGCGGGCGTGATTTGGCAGGTTTTTTGGTCGACTGCTCCGCCCCGCAGCTCAATGTTAAGGGCATGACGGTATTGGACGCAGCCAAAAAGCTGGCCGTACCGTGGCCGCAGATTAAGACGGTAAAACTCAAAGCGGAAAACAACCCCGCTTTGGACAAAATCGACATCGAGCCGGGCGAAACCGTATGGCAGGCATTAACCCATATTGCCAACTCGGTCGGGCTGCATCCGTGGCTGGAGCCGGACGGCACGTTGGTGGTGGGCGGGGCGGATTACAGCAGCCCGCCGGTGGCGACATTGTGCTGGAGCCGCACCGACGCCCGCCGCAATATCGAGCGCATGGACATTGAGTGGGATACCGACAACCGTTTTTCCGAGGTTACTTTTTTGGCGCAATCGCACGGCCGCAGCGGCGACAGCGCCAAACACGATTTAAAGTGGGTGTACAAAGACCCGACCATGACGCTGCACCGCCCCAAAACGGTGGTGGTGTCTGATGCCGACAATTTGGCCGCGCTGCAAAAGCAGGCTAAAAAGCAGCTGGCCGACTGGCGGCTGGAGGGATTTACACTCACGATAACCGTGGGCGGCCATAAAACCCGCGACGGCGTATTGTGGCAACCGGGCCAACGTGTGCATGTGATCGACGACGAGCATGGTATCGATGCGGTGTTTTTTCTGATGGGGCGGCGGTTTATGCTTTCGCGCATGGATGGCACGCAAACCGAGCTGCGGCTCAAAGAGGACGGCATTTGGACGCCTGACGCCTACCCCAAAAAAGCCGAGGCGGCGCGCAAGCGCAAAGGTAAGCGCAAAGGCGTGAGCCATAAGGGCAAAAAAGGCGGCAGAAAGCAAACGGAAACGGCGGTGTTTGAATGAGTTTGAGTAAATTGGCGAAAAAAACGGCACAAACTGCTAAAAATATCGGCGAAACACTGCGTGCGGCCTTCCGCGGCAAAATCACGCTGGTGGTGTCGTCCGAGCCGATACAGCGCGTGCAGTTGAGCGGCTTGGCCGACGAAACCCTGCAAGACCTAGAGCATTTACAAGAATACGGCTTTGCCAGCCATCCGCCCGACGGCAGCGAAGCGGTAGTGATACCGCTGGGCGGCAATACGTCGCACGGTGTGATTGTGTGCAGCCAGCACGGCAGTTACCGCATTAAAAACCTTAAGCCCGGCGAGACGGCGATTTTTAATCATGAGGGTGCAAAAATCGTGATTAAGCAGGGCAAAATCATTGAGGCCGATTGCGACGTGTACCGGGTTAACTGCAAACAATACGAGGTTAATGCGGCCACGGATGCCAAATTTAACGCGCCGTTGGTGGAGACCAGTGCGGTGTTGACGGCTCAAGGCCAAATCAACGGCAACGGCGGCATGGCCGTCGAGGGCGGCAACGGCGCCACCTTTAGCGGCGATGTGAGTCAAACGGGCGGCAGTTTTAACACCGACGGCGACGTGGTGGCCGGCGATATATCGTTGCGCCGGCACCCGCATACCGACAGCATCGGCGGCAAAACCTCACCGGCGGAACCGGCATAGACAAGCAGACCTTTGGCAGCCTTCGGGCTGCTTTTTTTTTTGTGCGTGCGGGATTGAAGCCCGTGTACTCCGTGAGGCCGTCTGAAAACGGCAAAATGCCAACATGGACAAAGAGCTAAACCCCGGCACCGGCGACTATACCGGCCGCACCGTCGATACGCTGCAAAATGCCGTGTATATCCGCTTGATGACACCGTTGGGCAGCTGGTGGGCGGATAAAACGCTCGGCTCGCTGCTGCATTTGTTGCAGCGCGAAAAAGACCTGCAACGGGTCAGCCTGTTGGCCGAGCAATATGCCGATGAGGCACTGCAACCGCTTGTTAAGAGCGGGCGTGCCGACAAGATTACCGTGCGCGCAGAGCAGCCGCACGACGGCCGCCTGATCCTGCATATCCGGGTGGATACGGCGGCGGGCGGGTTTGACTACCGCCACGAAGTGCCCGTGATTTAAAGAGGTTTTAAACGTGTTTGAAACGCCGACATTTGAGCAAATCCGCGAGCGTATCCTGCGCGATACCAAGAGCCTGTGGCCGGATGCCGATATCAGCCCCGACAGCGACCATTATGTGCACGCCAGCCGTTTGGCCAGCTGCGCAGAAGGGCAATACGCGCATCAAAGCTGGATTGCGCGGCAGATTTTTCCGGATACGGCCGACCGCGAGTATTTGGAGCGGCATGCCTCCATGCGCGGGCTGCGCCGCCGCAATCCTACCACGGCCAGCGGCACGCTGACCGTAAGCGGCATTGCCCAATCCGTGCTTTCAGACGGCCTGCAAGTGCGTATCGGCCAGCGTTTTTACCGCACTACCGCCCGCGCCGTTATCGGCAGCGGCGGCACGGCGGAAATACCGGCAATCGCCGAAGAGCCGGGCGCGGCTGCCAATGTGCGCGACGGCGAAGCGCAACTGATGGCCGCCCCTGCCGGCGTGGCCACCGAATGCCGCCTTACCGTGCAAGGCGGCACCGACCGCGAAAGCGATGCCTCGCTGCTGGCGCGACTGTTGGAAATCATCCGCCGACCGCCCGCAGGCGGCAACCGTTACGACTACAAAAACTGGGCGTTGAGTGTTGACGGCGTAACCAGCGCATATGTTTATCCGCTGCGCCGCGGCTTGGGTACGGTGGATATTGCCATTACCTCCGCCGACGGTGTGCCGTCGGAAGAAACCGTGCGCCGCGTACAGGCTTATATCGACGAGATGCGCCCGGTAACGGCAAAAAATGCGCTGGTACTCAAGCCAACCGTAACGGCGGTGCCTGTTACCGTGCAAGTCAAGCTCCACGGCATCGACTTGGCCGAGGCCAAACGCCGCATACAGACGGCCCTAAACGAATATTTTGACACCTTGATCCCCGGCGACGGCCTGACCGTGTCGCAAATCGAGGCGGCTGTCAGCAATACGGAGGGCGTGATCGACCGCCGTCTGACTACGCCGACGGCCAACCGCGCCGCCGATACGGTTAACCGCATCGAGTGGTTTAAAGCGGGCGCGATTAATGTAACGGAGATGCCGTCATGAGCTATCAAGACATCTTGCGGGGCCTGTTGCCCCCCATGTCGTATGCCCGCAATGCCCCGCGTGTGCGGGCGCAGGCAGAAATAGACGGCGCAGCGCTGGATGCGGTGGCGGAATCGGCTCAAAGCGTTGCCGATGCCGTCGACCCGCGCAGCGCCGGCCAAATTCTGGCCGATTGGGAGCGCGTATTAGGTTTGGACGGTACGGGCAAAAACCGCCAGCGCCGTGTGTTGGCGGTCATGGCCAAGCTAAACGAAACAGGCGGCTTGAGTATCCCTTATTTCGTGCGTTTGGCCGAGGCGGCGGGCTATCAAATCCAAATAGACGAACCGCAGCCGTTCCGTGCCGGTGTCAACCGTGCGGGCGACCGTCTTGCGCCGCAGGAAATCATGTGGGTGTGGCACGTTAACGTGCGAACCGCATTACCCGATTCCGCGCCGGTATCTCGGCGGCGGGCGACAGGTTGACCGATTACGGCGATGCCGTGATTGAGACCGTTATCCAAGATTTAAAACCCGCACATACCGCAGTGCGATTTACTTATGAGGCATAGACAATGCACGCTATCGATACCCCCGATAAACAATTTAAAGACGGCAACGGTACCAGCGAGCTGGGCACCATCCTGCCCGCATGGTGGCTCAATCAAGTGCAGGCAGAGCTGTTGGCCGTGCTGACCGCTGCCGGTATTCAGCCCAATAAAGCCAAAACCAACCAACTCGCCGAGGCAATAAACAGGTTATTTGTCGGACAAGCCGGTGATCAGGATATAGCCGGCGAAAAAACCTTTACCAGCCTGTTAACCGCCGGACGTGCCGAGCATTGGGGAAAATACGAATGCCCGTGCAGGGCGGCGGGCATTGGTTTTTGGAGGCCAATCCGCAATCCAACCTTGCCGATGGGGCAACCTTAAAATTCAATATCAAATATGAGCAATCAAGCGGGCAAGTCCGGTATATACATTTCCCGGAGTTGGGTAGTACCAACCGCACGGTTGCATATCAAGATTGGGTAATTGCCCGTATTGCAGGTGTCGAGAGCAGTGCCGTTAAGACTGCGGGCAACCAAAGCATTGCCGGCAAAAAAACCTTTTCGGAAAGTGCCGACTTTTCCCGCGGCCTGCGCCTATCCGGCAACAATCAAGACCAATGGGCGGAGCTGGGCTATGCCGCCAGCGCCGTCTATCTCAAAAATCCCGCCAGCAACAAATCATTGCAATTGGGCGACGACGGCACCATCAAATATCAGGGCGACAAGTTGGTGCTGTGGTCCGACCGCCGCGACGCCGTCGATCTGGCCAGCAGCCGAACCGTTGCCACCTCGCAGGCCGTCAAGACCGTCAACGACAAGGCCGAGCAGGCCGCGCCGCCGGGTACGATTGTTGCTTACTCTGGCACAACTGCGCCGCCGGGCTGGCTTAAATGTAACGGTGCCAACGTCAGCCGCGCCACCTATGCCGCTCTGTTTGCCGTTATCGGCACGACACACGGCGCGGGCGACGGCAGGACGACATTTACGCTCCCCGATCTCCGTAACGAGTTTATCCGCGGCCTGGATGACGGCAGGGGGTTGGACAGCAGTCGTGCATTAGGCTCCAAACAGACGGCGCGACTACCGCAACACTCGCACGGCGTCGGTTTTATGATTGGCGATGATATGAGATTTGCTAAGGCCGGCGCGAATTACAACATTGACAGCGGTAAAGATTTTTACTTGTCGGCAGGGGCAAACAGCACTACCAGCGTGGAGCGATATAGCGGCAACGGACAGCGCGTCGAGACCATTGCCACCTATGGCATGACGGGTGATTTGGCTCCGTCAAATATCGCAGAGTTATATATCATTAAAACTTAACGAGGTTATAAAATGACAATCCAATGGAAAAAACCCGTCTGCCAATTAGATTCAGACGGCCTGTATCTCGGACAAACCGAGGCCGATTTAGACATCAACGCCCGCGACGGCAGCTACATTATCCCCGGCGGCTGCATCGACACCGCCCCGCCAGAGCCGCGAGACGGCCACGCCGCACGCTGGACGGGCGAGGCATGGGAGTATATCCCCGACCACCGAGGCAAGACGGCATACCAAACCGCCGACGGCCAAGCCGTGATTATCGATACTGTGGGCGAGCTTTCAGACGGCCTGACGTTTACCGCACCGCCGAGCCATTGGCACACATGGGACGGTAAGCAGTGGGCGTTGGCGGAGCAGGATGCCGCCGAGTGGCTGGCGCAGGCCAAAGCGGCCAAGCTGGCGGAGATTAACGCCGCCGCGCAAAGCTATGTATGCCATCTGTCAAAATCCAACGATGTGCCCGAATTTGAGCGGCAGACATGGCCGCTGCAAGCCAACGAGGCTTTGGCGTGGGAACAAGATCCAAGTACAGACACCCCGCTGTTGGCGCAGATTGCCGCTGCACGCGGTTGTGATTTGGACGGTTTGCGCGGCAAGGCGCTGGCCAAAGCCAAGCAGTTTGCCGCCTTGTCGGCAACGGTGGCCGGCCAGCGTCAAGCCTATGCCGACCGTTTGGACGCGGCGCAGGAGGTGGCGGCGGTAGCGGCCATCGAGCCTGTTTACCAATTGCCCCATCAAGAGGCCGTCTGAAATGCGTAAGCTGTCTTTGGATGTGGCGGCTTATGCCTACCAAGTCGCCATCTCTGCCGACCAGCTGCTTAATGCGGTGTTGGGCGGGTTTGCCGACGAAACCTTGAGCAGCCGCATCTACCGCAACAGCACTTTGGCGGACAAGCCGCGCCGACGTTGGCGCGCGGCCAAGTGCGCGGTCAATGCCCTGTTTTTTTGGCAGGCCGACCATTGCCGCGGTGCGTACAACAGCGAGCGCGTGCGGCGGCATATGCACGGGATTTTAAGGAGTAATCATGCCGCCGGTTAAAAATCTCAACTTATATAGAGGCGACACCCATTATTTTGAGTTTGTGCTGTCGGGCTTGGGCGATGTGGGGGGCGCTACGGTGGTGATGGATATTGTGCCGGGCAACGGCGGCCAAGTGCTTAAGCCTAAGCTGACGGTGCGCGGTCAGGTGGTCGAGGTGTTGTTTGATTCCCGGCTTACCCATGACTTGACGTGGCAGCTGGGTAATTATGATATGCGCGCCATTTGGGGCGGCGTGGTCAAGACGATTGCCAAGGGCACGGTCACCATCAGCCAGTCTGTTACGCCGGTATCCGACCGGCTTGGCGAAGGCGGCAGCGTGCGCCGTGAGGCGGTGTTGTTGTCGGCGGGTGAACCGCCAATCAGTATTTTGCCGGGCTTGTCGCCGGAGGATGCGGAGCAGCGTATTGCCGCCGTCGAGCGGCGGTTGGACGAGCTGGGCGCGGCCGTGACCGATGCCGAGGAGAGTCCGGAGGTGGCAAGGTTGTTGGATACGGTGCAGCAGCTGCAGACGCAATTGCAGCAAGTCTTGTTAACCGGCAATGCCGATGTCGGCCAAATCCGCCGACAATTGGCGGCGGTCGAGACGGCCTTGGCCCAATCGGGCGGCTTGGAGGCCAGATTGCAGGCTTTGGAGAGCGGCAAGCAGCAGGCGGAAGTGCTGGCGGTCGAGCTGGCCAGCCTTAAGCAGCAGTTGGCGGATAAGGCGCAATCGAGTGCCATTGACGAGTGCAAACAGCTGATCCGCCAAGCCCAATCCGACTTGGAGCAGCGCTTGCGGCAATTGCAGTCGGGCGGCCAAGTGAGCAGCTCGGAGATTGCCGCGCTGGATCAGCGGGTGCAGCAGCTGGAGACGCAATTGCGCGAGTTGCAGCGGGCTGCGTTGGCCGGCAACCAAGTCGGCAATCCCGAGGCGGTCGCCCAATTGCAGCAGCGTATTGAGGCGGTGGAGGCGCAGCTGGCCAAGATTGCGGCGCTGGAGGCGGATATCCAGCAGCTGCGCGGCCGGCTCAACAAGCCCAAAATGGAGCGTATCCACTTGCGGCAGGATGTGTGGTCCAACGGCGGTTATCCGTGGACAACCGTACAGTTTGCCAACAGCTATACCCAGCCGGAGTTGAGCTATCAGATCGTGCACAAGTCTTTAAACGTGAGCTTTTTGGAGCTTAATTACTGTAATTTGACGGGCAGCAGCGTACAAATCCGGTCCAATTTCAAGTTTGAGAGCATTGATGTGGATTATGTGGTGCATTTGACCGTTAGAGAGGGAGCGGACGTGTAGGGATAGAGATAAGGAGGGACGGCGGCGTGCCGGTGTTCGCAGCACCGACACGCCAGCCAAAGCAGGTTAAGTCTGCATCGACATCAAGGCCGCCTTGCTTGTACAAGCGGCGGGGATTATAACTTACTTAAGTAGATGCAGTATGATTTTTTATCGCGAGTTGCGCTGTCCTGCCTGCGGCAAATTGTTGGCAAAAGGCAGCGGCAATATTCAAATCAAGTGCCATCGTTGCAAAAAGATTAGCACTTTCCGTTAGTTATCAAGCAGAGTGCCCGGAGCATCATTATTAACCGTTTGCGAGCACCTTTAAGAGTGCCGGAGGTCGATATGATGCCTAAGTACCACGCTAAGGCGCCCCTCCCTTTTGCGGGGCAAAAACGTAATTTTATTAAGCATTATTTAGGGGTCTTGGATAAGATACCCGGTAGCGGATCCGGCTGGACTATTGTTGATGTGTTCGGCGGCAGCGGGCTGTTGGCTCATGTTGCCAAGCGCGTTAAGCCTGATGCCCGTGTTATCTATAATGATTTTGATAACTACGCAGCAAGGGTTAAGGCCATACCTGACATCAATCGTTTACGCCGTTTAATCTCCGGCTACCTTGCGGGCTACGTCAAAAAGCAACGTATACCCGATGACGTCAAACAAGTCATAATCGGGGAGATAGAGCGCTTTGACGGCTACAAATGCCATGTGGTTTTAGCATCTTGGTTTTTGTTTAGCGGCCGCCAAGCGGCAAATTTAGAGAGGTTTTATCGCTCCGAGTGGTACTTTAATTTGCCGCTCTCCGATTATCCGGTTGCCGATGACTACTTGGACGGCTTGGAGATAATCCGCCAGTCTTACGAGACGTTGATTCCGCAGTTTTCCGACGACCCGCAAGCATTGTTGGTGCTTGATCCGCCCTATTTATCCACTACACAAGCGGCTTATGCTCAAGACGGCCGCTTCGGCTTGGTTGATTACCTCAAACTTGTCAATCTTGTACGCCCGCCATATCTGTTTTTCAGCTCTACGCGGTCGGAGTTTATCGACTATATTGATGCGGTCGTGTCTATGCAGCTGGATAATTGGCATGTATTTGATCACTCTACCCGGCTAACCGTGCAGGCTAAGGTCAGCAAATATGCCTCATACGAGGATAATCTGGTGTACAAACTTTAGGCGTTTAAAAACCCCGTTTAACCTATCTTTAAACGGGGTTTGTTTTAGCGGATTTTTTGTCACCAGTTTGTTTGTCGGATGGTGACAAAAAAATCGCTAAATGGTGACAAAACGCGCGCGATGTTACAGCCGGATAACGGCGGTGCAGTTGTCGTTGACCGTGTTTCAACACACAGCCGCCCGAAGGCGGCTGCTTCCAAGTGCTTTTTCTCAAGTTCTAGCATTTTTTGGTTTCAACACACAGCCGCCCGAAGGCGGCTGGTGGGCTGGTGGGCTGAATCGAACGGGGAAGAAGTTTCAACACACAGCCGCCCGAAGGCGGCTGAACAACAACACAAAACTGGGATTAAACATGCAATCGTTTCAACACACAGCCGCCCGAAGGCGGCTGAGCTGGCTTGCTTGATAAAATGACTTCAGCTCAGACGTTTCAACACACAGCCGCCCGAAGGCGGCTGATCGGCACCGAAGAAGGCGGCGTTTACACCGGCCTATTTCAACACACAGCCGCCCGAAGGCGGCTGACTCAATTTCTGATTTAGCTTGTATCACATCATCAAGTTTCAACACACAGCCGCCCGAAGGCGGCTGACCGATACTCCTGAAAACGTTGTTTCTTATATGGAGTTTCAACACACAGCCGCCCGAAGGCGGCTGACTCTTCAACTGCGGAGCGGATACTCTTTAAAAGCGTTTCAACACACAGCCGCCCGAAGGCGGCTGACCAAGCCGCACGCCTGACCAAGGACACTCTCTGGAGTTTCAACACACAGCCGCCCGAAGGCGGCTGAAAATACCTGACATCAGGCCGATTGCAGCAACAATTGTTTCAACACACAGCCGCCCGAAGGCGGCTGAAATGGGTAACATGGTTCGTAAACGCAATCCGACTGGTTTCAACACACAGCCGCCCGAAGGCGGCTGATTTTGCAGTCCACTCTTGGCTTGTTGTAGATTTCTGTTTCAACACACAGCCGCCCGAAGGCGGCTGATTTTGTAAAGAAAAATAGAAAAATAAAATGTATATAAGTTTCAACACACAGCCAACTGGAGCAGGTGCAAAAAAACGATCCGGTTTCAACACACAGCCGCCCGAAGGCGGCTGAGCCGAATTGTTGGGTGCGGTACGCTTGCCGAATGTTTCAACACACAGCCGCCCGAAGGCGGCTGAAGAGATCGCCTTAGCTTTTCGCCCAACCGCAACAGTTTCAACACACAGCCGCCCGAAGGCGGCTGATTAGACGCTTTTTCAGTTTTTAAGGTATGACTGAAGTTTCAACACACAGCCGCCCGAAGGCGGCTGAAAAAGGACACACATTTTCAATTTCAGCAACACTTGTTTCAACACACAGCCGCCCGAAGGCGGCTGAAGGCAAAGAGCCACCGTAAGAATCTATCATTTTCCGTTTCAACACACAGCCGCCCGAAGGCGGCTGAGGGCTTTGAAATCAGTGGTCAACAAATTAATGCCGTTTCAACACACAGCCGCCCGAAGGCGGCTGAAGGTAATATTTGTTCCAAAAGAGTACCTGCCATTGTTTCAACACACAGCCGCCCGAAGGCGGCTGAACCTACTGCCTTACGTTCAAGATGTGTATGTTTTGTTTCAACACACAGCCGCCCGAAGGCGGCTGATGTTGGCCTGCAAACTCAACGCCCAATTGTGGGTTGTTTCAACACACAGCCGCCCGAAGGCGGCTGATGCCGTTGTCGCATACCGTTGCAATGCCTTTCCAGTTTCAACACACAGCCGCCCGAAGGCGGCTGAGCCGTTATGTAACCGATTCAAAAGGCAGGTTCATAGTTTCAACACACAGCCGCCCGAAGGCGGCTGATTCCGAGGCTCACAATCAGTAAAAAGCAAAATGTGTTTCAACACACAGCCGCCCGAAGGCGGCTGAATTCTTCTCCGCACAATTCAAAACATAAAATTCAGTTTCAACACACAGCCGCCCGAAGGCGGCTGAGGGCTACACCTATATCAAACGGCTGGCACGCGGCGTTTCAACACACAGCCGCCCGAAGGCGGCTGATTTCTTGATTGTGAATGAGATACAGTTTGTTTTCAGTTTCAACACACAGCCGCCCGAAGGCGGCTGACTCGCCCACTTCTGCCGCTACTATTCGCCTTTATGTTTCAACACACAGCCGCCCGAAGGCGGCTGAGCGATTGGCTAACGGATTCAGCCATTGAAGGTAGTTTCAACACACAGCCGCCCGAAGGCGGCTGAACTGTGCTTCATTTGCCTCGTTTTGAGCACTAATGTTTCAACACACAGCCGCCCGAAGGCGGCTGACCAGATGTACATAACTATTGGAATTACACAGTCTGTTTCAACACACAGCCGCCCGAAGGCGGCTGACAACGGAGACGCGCCCGACCTGCTGCGCTCAATCGTTTCAACACACAGCCGCCCGAAGGCGGCTGAATTCGCTTTGATTATCGCAACGGCAGTCTTTGATGTTTCAACACACAGCCGCCCGAAGGCGGCTGAGTTTGTTTTGAAAAGGATGAGAAATGAAAAAGTACGTTTCAACACACAGCCGCCCGAAGGCGGCTGATTAACGGAGATGCCGAGGCATATCCATCAATCGTGTTTCAACACACAGCCGCCCGAAGGCGGCTGACGGACGTTACCGCCGATTCTCCAAGATGCTTTGCAGTTTCAACACACAGCCGCCCGAAGGCGGCTGATAACGCGAGAAGTGCCGTACATAGCCTCCTTGTCCGTTTCAACACACAGCCGCCCGAAGGCGGCTGACTACCTCCTGTCTCCATCGATCCATTTTTCAAAACGGTTTCAACACACAGCCGCCCGAAGGCGGCTGAAAAATTCATGCCGTCTGAATGTACTTGACCTTGGGTTTCAACACACAGCCGCCCGAAGGCGGCTGATATAGCAGCAAGATGGAAATTCCCAACGGAATCGGTTTCAACACACAGCCGCCCGAAGGCGGCTGACTCGGTTTTGCTTGGTTGTGTGATAAAACCGCCCTGTTTCAACACACAGCCGCCCGAAGGCGGCTGAGAATACACGGGTGTTTGTCTGGTTGTTGATGTGGCCGTTTCAACACACAGCCGCCCGAAGGCGGCTGACAGCTGTTATTCAAGTTGACAGTATTTCAGACTGGGTTTCAACACACAGCCGCCCGAAGGCGGCTGAGTTTTCACGGTCATGAATATGCCTTTATCGGCTGGTTTCAACACACAGCCGCCCGAAGGCGGCTGAGCAATAACGCCAAAACAACGAAAGGGTTTGAAATGTTTCAACACACAGCCGCCCGAAGGCGGCTGAGATGATGCAATTATCTCAATCTTTGCAAATATGGGTTTCAACACACAGCCGCCCGAAGGCGGCTGAGTCAGGGCAAAAAATGATTGAAATTATATTAACCGTTTCAACACACAGCCGCCCGAAGGCGGCTGAACCCATTTTGAATAAATATCCGTTAACATCTATATGTTTCAACACACAGCCGCCCGAAGGCGGCTGAACCTTCCCCACCAATAAAAATCCAATCGCCCGCTTGTTTCAACACACAGCCGCCCGAAGGCGGCTGATAGGCAGACTCAATGTTTTCAACAATGCTTGCTAGTTTCAACACACAGCCGCCCGAAGGCGGCTGAAAAGGGTGTTTCCGCAATGTATCTAGCCGAACAAGTTTCAACACACAGCCGCCCGAAGGCGGCTGACCTAACAACCCAAGAAGTTTCGGCAATTTGTAAAGTTTCAACACACAGCCGCCCGAAGGCGGCTGATTACGGTGTTAAAATTTTAGCTTATGGTCAAGCAGGTTTCAACACACAGCCGCCCGAAGGCGGCTGAGTGGGTTGGTGGGCCGAATCGAACGGGGAAGAAGTCGTTTCAACACACAGCCGCCCGAAGGCGGCTGAGTTCGGTTCACATTATTCCGCGATTCCCGATTCCTGTTTCAACACACAGCCGCCCGAAGGCGGCTGAATCTTTTTAAGTTTAGCTTTGTTAGTGCTACATATGTTTCAACACACAGCCGCCCGAAGGCGGCTGAATGGCGTTTATCATGGCTTTTATATTGAAATGAAGTTTCAACACACAGCCGCCCGAAGGCGGCTGATTGACCATTTTTATTCAAAATTGAAGGTAATTGAGTTTCAACACACAGCCGCCCGAAGGCGGCTGAGTTTTGACAATTCTTTTAAAACACCCATTTCAATGTTTCAACACACAGCCGCCCGAAGGCGGCTGATAACAATTGCTGCCGAATCGGGTTTGCTTTCCTTGAGTTTCAACACACAGCCGCCCGAAGGCGGCTGAATAATCTGCTGGCGATTTTTAGTATAAAATGCTAGTTTCAACACACAGCCGCCCGAAGGCGGCTGATTATAGAGACGTGTTAAAGTGTGTTAAGAGTGTGTGTTTCAACACACAGCCGCCCGAAGGCGGCTGAGTTTGTTGCACGGCCTGCAATTTATGGTTGATGTTGTTTCAACACACAGCCGCCCGAAGGCGGCTGATTGATTGACGAGTGTCATTTAGTTTCAGACAAGCAGTTTCAACACACAGCCGCCCGAAGGCGGCTGACTGACAATGCCTGCTGTGGGCAGTTGCGAGTTGCAGTTTCAACACACAGCCGCCCGAAGGCGGCTGAGTACAGTGCTTGCTGAAATGGTCAAGTTCTGTTTGAGTTTCAACACACAGCCGCCCGAAGGCGGCTGAAAAGACTTGTAATAATCACCCTAACCAAAAAAAGGTTTCAACACACAGCCGCCCGAAGGCGGCTGACCGCTTTTGACATTATCAACCGGATCGCATTTAGGTTTCAACACACAGCCGCCCGAAGGCGGCTGAGCAAGGTACTCAATCCTATTAGACTGTCTAAATGGCTGTTTCAACACACAGCCGCCCGAAGGCGGCTGAGACTTAGACGTTTTTAAATAAAAAGAGGATTGTTGTTTCAACACACAGCCGCCCGAAGGCGGCTGACTTTTTCCAAAACTTCTCGACCTTTTTCAGTCAAACGTTTCAACACACAGCCGCCCGAAGGCGGCTGAATAATCTGCTGGCGATTTTTAGTATAAAATGCTAGTTTCAACACACAGCCGCCCGAAGGCGGCTGATACCCTATCGTTACCCACAGAATCAGCCTTAAATGTTTCAACACACAGCCGCCCGAAGGCGGCTGATTCAGCCATTTTCAATTTTAAAGATATTGAAAATGTTTCAACACACAGCCGCCCGAAGGCGGCTGAAAGCGCACGGCCAGCGGTCAGGGCAAAAATGATTGTTTCAACACACAGCCGCCCGAAGGCGGCTGAAAAGGGTGTTTGTGCAATGTATCTAGCTGAACAAGTTTCAACACACAGCCGCCCGAAGGCGGCTGACCTAACAACCCAAGAAGTTTCGGCAATTTGCAAAGTTTCAACACACAGCCGCCCGAAGGCGGCTGAGCAAAACCTTTGATTTGGGCGTGCTCGGTACTTTTGTTTCAACACACAGCCGCCCGAAGGCGGCTGATTGGCTTTTTCACGCTTACTTAATGCACTAGTTTGTTTCAACACACAGCCGCCCGAAGGCGGCTGACAAATCCCGTGTGGTCAACCAACAGGCGACCGAAGTTTCAACACACAGCCGCCCGAAGGCGGCTGAGTTTGGACAGCCTGCAACAACAGTACGCAACCGCCGTTTCAACACACAGCCGCCCGAAGGCGGCTGACGGGCAAAACCTTTACAATGGTGGCGGCGGCAATGGTTTCAACACACAGCCGCCCGAAGGCGGCTGATGTCGAACTCGGAAAGCAAAGATACCGACAATCTGTTTCAACACACAGCCGCCCGAAGGCGGCTGAGCTATTATAAATCAATTACAGATTCAGCAATACCGTTTCAACACACAGCCGCCCGAAGGCGGCTGAGGTCTAAGTTTAAAAACGGTCAAGCTGTTTTTGATGTTTCAACACACAGCCGCCCGAAGGCGGCTGACGTTATTAAAGTCTCTTACTTTAAAACCTATTGTGTTTCAACACACAGCCGCCCGAAGGCGGCTGAAAAAAGGTTCAGGGGCTGATTCTGCCAAAATACTGTTTCAACACACAGCCGCCCGAAGGCGGCTGAGGGGTTTACAACTAAACAAAATGAAGCCATCTATGTTTCAACACACAGCCGCCCGAAGGCGGCTGAAAGCCGGCCAACCCAACCTGCTCAACCAGCTGTCGTTTCAACACACAGCCGCCCGAAGGCGGCTGAGTGCAATGCTTGCTGAAATGGTCAAGCTCTGTTTGAGTTTCAACACACAGCCGCCCGAAGGCGGCTGAGACTTATAATAACCCTACACTTTAGTCAACAATGTGTTTCAACACACAGCCGCCCGAAGGCGGCTGATTTAGTAATCTTGTTATACGTTGACACTTTCAAAGTTTCAACACACAGCCGCCCGAAGGCGGCTGACTGCATTTGATATTGAGAGTTGCAAATACACGGCAGTTTCAACACACAGCCGCCCGAAGGCGGCTGACAGCGGGTAATCTTCGGGCGGACACATTTGCTAAGTTTCAACACACAGCCGCCCGAAGGCGGCTGAGTCAAGGCCAAGCGAGTGTCGGACTTTTTTTTTGGTTTCAACACACAGCCGCCCGAAGGCGGCTGATTGTTGGCTTGCTTTATTGCCTTACGCTTTTGGAGTTTCAACACACAGCCGCCCGAAGGCGGCTGATTGAAGAAACCCAATCACATTTTCAGGTGTATCAGGTTTCAACACACAGCCGCCCGAAGGCGGCTGACTGGAATATGATGCCTAATTTTAGATGCATTAGCTTGTTTCAACACACAGCCGCCCGAAGGCGGCTGACTTCAGCAATTTCGTTACCATATCGGAATGACTTAGTTTCAACACACAGCCGCCCGAAGGCGGCTGACCAGCCTTTCGCCGCCGTACCGTCAGGCCGTCTGTTTCAACACACAGCCGCCCGAAGGCGGCTGATACTGCATCTCCGCCCGCTCGGCTTCCAACGCCCGTTTCAACACACAGCCGCCCGAAGGCGGCTGAATCACGTTTCATTTCAGCGTACAAAATATTTGCAGTTTCAACACACAGCCGCCCGAAGGCGGCTGAGTGCAATGTTTGCTGAAATGGTCAAGCTCTGTTTGAGTTTCAACACACAGCCGCCCGAAGGCGGCTGA